CCCTGCGCTTCTTTTATTTCTGTTAGCAGACTTCCCTTTGTCTTGCTCACGCTGTTCTCCAATCAATGCGTTGATCTTCTCGATTACATCCCACAACGCATCAGCTTGATCTCTTGCCGGTGTCACCTTCAAAAGACTGTCGCGAATGAGTCGCAACTCCACCATACTGAAGTTCTTTGCCATTGTCTAGCACCTCCCTAAGAGAGGCAAACCCTAGTGGTTCTCGATGTGGTCCGTCAACCTCTCAGAAACCTTATCTATCTTGGTTTCTACGCTGCCCTGCTTTTTATAAACCATCTTCAGCATCCCCATCACAACCTCATGATCTGAGGCGTTCTCCTTCTTGAATCGTTGGAGCAGGGCGACTATGACAGAAAAAGCACCAGCAACAACGGCGCTAAGAAAGACAGCCCACCCAGCGTCCACATCAAGCTCCCTGTGATTCCTTCCACGCCTTCACGCGCTCAGGCACATCATCGCCTGCAACGTAACGCAGATGCCACGGCTCTGACGGAAGTACTTCCCACGAGAACCCGAATGACACAGCGTTCTTGGCAAGCCACTCCAAACGCTTCGGTTCTGCGGCGTTGGCAATATCGATGGCCACCCCGTAATTATGCTGACTCGTACCAGGCACCGCCAGCTGCGCCAATTTTGGTGACTTCAAATACCAAGCCTTGCCCTTGTAGACACGGGGCTTCTGCTTCATCTGCTTCTTGTTTGGCTTGTCGGTGTATCGCTGGAAGAATCCGTACTCCTGAACCGCAAGACTGCGATATGTGTCCGCTGGGCTAGTCGGGCTGAGGTCAATTCCTTCTGCGTTAGCCGCGGCGTCCATCGCCTCGTATGCGTCAGCCGCACAATGATGCAACTGACCTTTGCCTTCGATCTTGCGCAAAAGCGACGGGTCCAATTCACCTGGCTCCACCCCTTTGAGGTGCGAGCACAACTTCACCTTGATGATGGGAAGTTTGGCGATGTCCACCTTCGCCATTATGCGGTCGCCTCATCCTTCTTCTTCGGTGCACCAGCGCCAGAGAACGCGGCTTCAATTTCTTCCTTCGTCAACGTGCCATCCACGCTGAAACGGAGAAGCTTCTCAACGACCTGAGCACAGGCCATCACGCCAGCAAGGGCAGCAGACTTCCACAGTTCAACACCGATGATTGCGCCACCAGCAACCGCAGCCAAAGCCGAGGAGCCGAACAGGGCGAAGATACGGAAAATGATGTTCTTGAGCTTGTCCATTTCAGTCTTTCTGGGAGAGGGATAACGCTGAGTGCAGGATCAATGTTACACCAGTTATCCACAGGGCTGACCGGAGAGTAGGCCCAGACAAGGTAATCAACACAAGGCTGGTTCCGGCGTAGGTCCATGAGTTGTCGCTCAGGAAGTTGAAGAATTTACGCATCAGCGCCGTATTCTAGTACCTGCTGCTGCGAGCGTTACCCCTGCTGTTACAGCGATTAGTGTGCGTCTGGTGCCGACTGGGATGTTGGATCCGAGGGGCACATAGTCATCTAAGCCTTCACCGAAAATGTCAATCGTGTCCTCGAACGCTTCACGGACTTCGGCTGGCGCATCCTGTACCGCTTCGATCAGGGCAGCGACTTGGGTGTTATCTAGTTCGCTAACATTCAACGCCTCGAAGATGGCTTCAGCCTGCTCTACGCTTGCTACTGCAAGCACCTGTGGGTTGGTGGCAAGCTGGGCAGCCTGCGCAGGGGTCGGTTCGGAGGACGCATCCAGAGCCTCTAGGAGCGTTTCAGGGGTATCAATAGTGCTGACAGGGGGTTCGCTCTCGTCTACGGGGCTTACAGGAGGCTCTGCGTCGATTGTGGGGGCATCCTCAACAGGGATGTCCACGGCTGGTTCCTGTGGATCCTCCACCACATCCTCCTCGAACGGGGGTAGCGTGTCCACCGATGTTTGAGTTTCTGGGACTTCTGGGTCTGTTACTGGCGGTTGTGGTGCTTCCGTTGTTGATACTGGGGGCACAGTCGTGGAAGGTTCAATCGTGGCTGATGGCGGTGGAGGTACCCATTCTTGTGTGGTTGACGTGGCAGGTAGCGTCGTACTCGTAGAAGGAGGAACAGATGTTGTTGAAGATTCTTGTGGGATGGTGCTTGTTGTCTGTGGCGGTGGTTCCGTTGTGGAACTACTGGTTGCGGAAGGGACGCTCAAACTGGTAGTGGTTTGAGCCACTGTGGTGGAGGTTGAGGATGAACTCGTTGTTGTTTCTGGTTCAGTTGTGGTGGTGGACGACGAGGAAGTAGTCGTCGGTTCCTGAGTGGTTGAGGTTTCCTGAAGCGTCGTAGAAGTAGTGGTCGTGGCAGGGGCAGTCGTTTCGGGGACAGTAGAAGTAGAGGTCGTCGTCACAGGGGTGGATGCTGTTGTAAATGCCCATTCTGGAACGATCTCCCAATATGCGTCGTCAATCTTCCAAGCGAGCATATAGCAGGTACCGCCACCAGCCTCAAAGAACCAGCCATCCAACGGGTATTCGCCCGGCATAACGGAAAGCGTTATGGTCTGCGACCACGAGCAGCCCTTCAGGTTCCAAGTACCGAACTCGTAGCCACCGATATTGACTGTGCCACCGTCATCGGCTGCGACCATGAACTCAATCGTTTCGTGTTCGGGCAGTGTGATGAACCCTGTGTAGTGGACCATGAAGTAGTCCCAACCGCACTCTTGGAATGGTTCTCCGTTGAAGTTGCGGTTGATGTTGTTTTCGACCTCGGACCCGCAAGTGGGGTACAGGTTGTCTGAGCGTTCCGGTGGTATCTGGTCAATCAGATAGCCGACAGCGTTCAACCCGTATTCGGGTTCAGCTTGTGCTTCTCTGGGAAGTAAAGCGAAGAAAACCGCTGGAAGAAAAACGATCCAGCGACTTCTGAACACGCTATGCGATGTTGTTGAGTTCCGCCTGATGCACGTTGATCGCGGCTTCAAGGGTGGCGAGAGCCTGTTCTGCTGATGCGACACCAGCCTCATCGTTCAACTGGGCACAGGTTTGCTTGTTCAGTTCATGTTGCCATGCTTCGGCAGCGAACTGGGCGATGCGCTGGTTCAGGATGTTTTGCTTCTGTTCAGCGGTGAGTAGTGAGGTGTAGTCGATTGCCATTGGTTGCTCCTTATGCGTTTGCGATGGTGGTAACGGTACCAGAAGACCCACGATATTTCAAGGCTCCTGATTCAACATAGAGGTAACCGCCACCCGTGGGGTTGGCCGATGGTGCTGTGCCATTAGCGATTGCCACGATTTTTGCACCAGAAAAAGACGACATGTTGATTCCGAGGTTTCCTGCATTGTCAATACGCATGCGTTCTGTGGTCGATGATGCCCCGTCCGCGGTAGTCAAAAACAGTAAACGACCAGGCATATCGTTTGTGCCAGGTGTTCCATCAACGGTTGCTTGAATAGCGGCACCCTGAATGTAGCCCGTTCCATCAGAACCCCAGAATTGAATCTGACCAATCGTGTCGCCGTCATTGACTACCGTGTGGCTACCAACAGTTGCGTTTCGTGATTTAGCGAAAGCATAAATGGATGAACCGGAGTCTGCCGAGTATCGTGCACTACCGATAACGGTTGAGCCAGAGCCATAAGCGCCGACGAGTGGCGTGTTCCCACCCTGAAAACCGTAACCAGTTCCGCTTCCCACATTGAGGCGACCAGTTGAATCAAATGTTGACAGCGCGGTGCCAGCGGAGTTCTGTATCTCGAACAGGTTTCCAGACTGACTTGCGGCACCCTTCACCACTAGCGCCTTATCACCTGCGGTCGTGTTCGTTACCTGTGCCATTACGCCAGAAGTGAGAGTCGCACCAACACCAAGACGACCCGCAAGAAAGTTGGCTGCGGTACCAGACATGTACAGGTTCCACGCATTTGAAGCAGCGGCAACATCACCCAAAAACCCGTAATTATTGGTGGCACCACTAAGCGCCGCAGTTACACGGAAACCATACTGGCTGGTAATCGTTGATCCAGCACCAGGGGTCGAAATACCAACAGCATCAAAGTGAACCAAATTGGACAGAGTAAACGAAGCAGCTTGTGTCGATACGCTAGAACGATAGGTCGCTGCTGTGGCTGTCACATCTGACTGAATTGCACCGTTGACCAAAACCCCAATAGAAGTTGTTGAACCAGTAATCGTTTTGGCAACAATAAGGTTTCGTCCTGCGGTTGGCAATCCACCAACACCTAACGAACCAGCCAGATAGTTGTCTGCGGTACCGTTCATATACAGGTTGTAGCGACCCGTAGCAGCGGCTACATCGCCGTAGAACGCAAAGTTGTTTGTTGCACCAGTAAGACCACTGTCAACATAAAAACCGTATTGGTTTGTAATCGTAGAACCAGAACCAGGTGTAGCGACACCAGCCACATAAAAACTGGTGAGACTTGCCAAAGTAAATGATGCGGCTGCCGTGCTCACAGCAGAACGGTAAACCTGAACTGCACCAGTAACATCTGACTGGATTGCGCCGCTTACCACAGCACCAATAGAAGTTGTCGCACCAGTTATGGCCTTGCTAACCGTAAGGTTTCTTCCCGCGGTTGGTGTTCCACCGATTCCTACTTGTCCGCTGGAGTCGATACGCATACGCTCCGTATTGTTTGTCCACAGTGTCAATGGTGAAGAAAGAGTATTTACAATCGCCGCAGAATTCGCTCCACCAAATGACGTAGCGGTAGAACTTCCCACAAGAAACCTAAAAGCGGTTGCAGAAGAATCGTTCCCAATGTTTATACCAGAAAAAGCTGTCGAACCAGCGTTTACGTTTCTCACATGAACCGACTGCGCTGCATCCAAATCTGCAACAATGTTCAACGGACCAACAAATGACGATGTGCCAATGGCAACTCGCCCATCTGGACCAATCACAAAAGGTGTCGAATCAGGATTCGTGCTGTCCTCAACCAACAGCGCATTACCAGCACCAGTCTGCGTAATCCTCAACAGGCCGCTAGACGACGAACCAGACAAAATCGCACCAGCAAACGTTGGGGTCGCACCCGTATGAATATCCTGCGGAGTAGACAACGTAACCGCAGCAGACTCAGAACCAGACCCAGACACCGTAATCTGATTCGACGTACCAGCAATCGTCGCAACATAATTACCAGTCGTATCCGTACCCAAATCAATGGCATCCCACTCCACACCATTCGTCGCACCAGAATTAGCCTTCAAAAACGTTGTGTTCGCACCAACCGCCAAACGATTCAACGCCGACCCATCCGTAACCAGCAGATCACCCTTCGTGGTCAGCTTCGCAACAAGTTCATTCGCCTCATCCGCATCATTCGCGGTAAACACCGGATAAATCGTTGCACCAGACGAATGAGATTTCCCAGTCGTATCATCCTGCGCACGAGTCAACGTCAACGTTGAACCAGAAATCGTCGCTGAACACTTCTCCTCAGACGAAGTACCAGGATCAATCACCACATAAAACGGCACACCAGCCGAAGAAGGCCAACCCGTTGTTGCCGCGATACCAACAGTTGTGTCGGTCGCGTTGATAGCCCCAGTGATCGTGGTGGAAGCCGCAGCTCCCGCATACTGTCGTCGTGTAAAAGCAGCCATACTCGTCGCTATCTTACACTACGAAGAATCACCACACAGGTGCCGTTCCAATCCCACTCGTTATGGTTACGGGCGGGTTCAATCGGAATCCAGCGCACATCCTCCACAATCACCGAATAGGTGTCAGCGTTCTCCTGATAAGAAACCACCTTCGGATTCGACACCAACGCCCGTAAACGGCTCAACTCATCGTCAACATCAAACCAGTAATCCTGCCCATTCTTGCCCGTAATCCGATGATGCATCAGAAGTGGAACCGAGAAAATCTCTGACCGCAACGGAGCCGCATACGCCCTCGCCATCCAGCGAGTCAACACCGGACCCAGCGAAGCGGTAGTTGCGGAACGAGTCAACGTGATACGGAAATCTGCTTCAAACATTTTCGTTTCAGGACCATTGAACGTCACATCAACCGAATCCGCCACAGACATCGTGCCAACAGCCGTATACAAACCAGAATCAAACGATGTTTGAATATCGATAGTCCCGTCAAGTGGTTCGCTACGCAAGTCAATCTTCGGAATGAACTTCTGATCGGGCACACCCCACCTGAACACCCCAGTTTGAATCGTCCCAGACGACACAAGGTTCGTTGAATGTTTACGGTACGCACCCAAACCAGACACCGTGAACACAGGCTCATTATCGAACTCGTGAACATCAAGAACAGCACCCTGACCAGACACCATCAAATCCGATGCGTACGCGAACTGGTTGGTAGAAATCTGCACCGACAAATCGATGCGCCCCAAACCTGTTGATGCCGTGTCATAGTTAGTCCAACCGAAATACACGTACGATCCGATACCAGCAAACGACCGAACAGATGAACCCGTCGAAATGAACGGTCCGATAATCAGGTTCCCGTTATCGTCCGATGTTGCTGAACGGAACCCTGTCTCCAAACCAATGAAGATGTAGCCGAGATAACTGTCAAGACTGACAACAATTTCGCCTTGAGGTAATTCACCAGCAACGGTAGGAATATCAAGCGCGGTTCCATCAGCTTTGACTTGGGTTTTATAGATAAACGTTTTGTTCCCTGAATACCCTGCCGCATAAATATGGTTTTGTCCACCAGCGAAACCAACCCAGTTGAAATTCGTGTTCGGATGCGTATAAAGCGCTGGCGGATTGTTCGCTGACGATCCAGCCGCTGTAGTGATATTCCAAATCTTGTGCTTATCAGCACCCTGACCAGCAGCCATCAAACGACCGCGAACATACGCCAACTTGCCAGCCTCAATACCGGTGATATACGCCGAAGCCGCCGAAGTACCAGCGTTCGTTTGATCTATGTCACCGTTCGCATACGAAAAGAACACGTTGTAGCCATCTGAAGTAATCGAATAAATATCTGAAGCGGCAGTGCTCGTCACCGTTGTGAAGGTGGACCAATCCGTTGTGTACTTGACGCTCTGCCCATCCGAACCATAAATACGGGTATCAGCAGTAGCCATATACAGGTTCGTTCCAGACGATGAATACGACTGCGTTGTATCAGACAGAAGCGACAACTGGCCTTTCGTCCAAACATCAATCCCCTTAGACGAAAAGAAACGATACGGTTCAGCGTCAGCAGTATCCGCATATTTCTGCCCAGCCCCATAATGCCAAGACGACTGCGACCTACGCCACAATCCCTGCGGGTTGATAGCAGACTCCCCAGGTTCAGCTGACTGGTCAACCGAGTCACGAACACGAGCATCAAACTGGCGGGTGAACTGGTTCGATTTCGTATCAATCATGTACGGGCGACCGTTGATCGCCACAGGAAAAATATATGGAACAAGCGGAGAGTCACCAGTACCAGCAAAAAATCCTGGAGTGTCCTTATACGGGAACTCAAGTTCAGTAACGATTGCCACGGCTACTGCCTAATAACTAGCGGGTACTGTCTCGCCAAACGCGCCGCCTCAGCGACAATACGATCCCTCCGCAAACGCAAAATGTTACTGAACGAGTCACGCATCGCACCAGGCGGAACCTCATCAGACCTGCGAGTATCACCCTGCGACTCAATAAAGTTCCGTTTCACCTCACGAACCGACAACATGCGGGACATCACCCCATACTCCAAAATGTCTTCCATCGAAACAGGAACATACGACACCGACTGAATGTTGTCCGAAACAGAAGACAAACGAGTATACGGTGCCTTGTAACGCACCCTCAACGTCCCCGCCATCGTCCCCTCATCAAAAATAAGTGAGTAACCAGAAGCGAAATCTGCGGTCGGTAAATCACGACCCAAACGCACACGGCGAATCACCGGAAAATCATCCGACAAATACCGCAAACGAACATCAACCAAATCAATAATGTTCGTAGCGCCCGTAATGTTGATCTGACGATCAGACCCGTTGTACGACAAATCGGCTGTCACCACACGAAACAACCCGTTCGCAGGACTTGACAGGTCATCAATGTCCTGATTCAACGCATCAAACATCTGTGCCTTTGGGAACCGCGGATTCAACGTCAGCACCGCCCCAGACGAATGAGAAACAGCTGTAGTCCCCGAATACCCGCGCTCAACCGTCAAAGTGTTTGTCGAGGTGTTCGTCGCCCACACATAAAACAACTCTGAACTGATCTCAAAAATCGTTCCAGGTTGCAGCGAGTTCACCGGATACGAACAAACAACAGTTGTATCGTCGGAATCAATCGACACCGACAACTTGTTTCGTTCTTCAACGATCCCAGAAAGCAGTTGTCGCGACACCCGATCAAGGAGCGCAGAAGCGGTAGACACTACTTCTTCTTCTTGCCTTTCGCCGCAGCCTTATCAGCAGCGGTCTTCTTCATCTTCATCGGCTTGCCAGACTTCTTGGCCTGCTTCTTAGCGGCAGCCATGCCAGCCTTCGTGTACGGGTATTCCTTTTTTCCAACCATTGGCATACGACACCATCCTTTTCAAAAAGAGGATACCACTCTCAGCAATCCCACTTACGCAAAGCCAACGCTTTGCGGGTCGGACGACCCTTCGAGTCTTTCATCGGCCCAGGTACCCCACTCATCCTTGCGCAAAACGACTTTCTCCGTGCAGCCGCCTTCGGTGAACGCTTTGCCTGCGCCGCAGACACAGGTGGCTTCAAATTCATCCCCTGCGCTTGCGCTGATGCTCGACCCTTCGCGTTCAACCCGCCCTTCGGATCCTTGCCCTCTTTGCGTTGCCATGCCGGTGTCTTAGCCATTACGGGAAGCCCAAGCGTTATCCACAAGGTTCGGGTAACGGCGACCAGCTTTCTTCGCACGAGCCTGCGCAGCCTTCTTCTGAGAAGCCGACAACGGGGTGGACTTCTTCTTCGGGTTCTTCTTATCCCAGAACTGCTTCTTCATACCAATGCTCCTGCTGCGTAAAGGATGTCTTGCACGTTTTCTTCAACCTCATACTGTATCCCAGGCACGAAGCGTTGCGCTTTACCGTTGATCTCGACCGTGGTTGCTTTGTTGACTTGGGCAGGGACCACGGGTTTTGGGGAAGTCCATTTAGCTGACGCTGGCAGTTTCTTGCCTTTTGGCACCACCTCAACCAGCCGTTGCGCTGCTTTCTCCCACGAGAACTCATCGGTCAGCACAGCACGTTCACGGGCATCCACCCGCAACGCTGAACGGTTCTCATAGTGGAAACGCATTAGACGCACCAGATCATTCAGATCAGGCTCGTCCCACACCCCGCCGTGCCGTGACTGTTTCAGTGTGGACTTCACTGTTGAGCTAGCGAGATGCGCAAACTGTTCCTGCCCAGATGTGGCAGTCAGGATAGTTGGGACACCACACGAAATCGCCTGCAACGGAATCAACCCGAAACCCTCACCACGGGCAGGAGCCACCCAACAGTCAGCAGAGTTGAAGAACTCGACCTGCTCACTCATCGTCATCCACTTACGGTGAAAAATGATCCGAGGGTCACGAATATCGTCAGGCACATCAGACGCATGCGGAGCCATCTTCAGATGCAGTTCAGCGTCAGGAAAATCAAGTTTTAGAAACGCCTTCACCACAGCATCGATACCTTTGCGTTCCCACAGGGAGCCACCAGCCATAAATCTGAACACCTTGTTCTCTGCCCGTTGCTGTGGCATCCAGATAGTGCGATCCACACCCAACGGCACATAGTTCACGTTCGGATGATGCTTACTGAAAGTCTCAACATTATGTTTGCAGGGGACAAGGATCTGGTCGTATTGGGCGAGCCAACGCACAAACCTGAGTGGCACAACCGAGGTTTCCCACATCGTAAAACAGACACGATGCTGCTTCTCATACCAGCCCTTACAAGAGAACGGCACACCCATGTGGACCGACACGCTCGACATCTCATCCAACGTCACCCCATCAGGCACATGGTTCAAGAACCCGTTGAGCATCGAGCCGTAGCCGAACCTGCCATCGGTGAACCCGTGCCAATGCTGAACGTTCACAACGGCTCCGGTGGGAAACACGATCCAGGTTTGATGCCACCATCCCAAATCATCTGCTTCACCAACGCAATCTGCTGTACAGCCTGCTCATAGTTCGCTGGTATGGACTGCTGCCCGTCATGAAGGTTGTAAAAGTATCGGACCCGATCCTCAAACCGCACATCCAAACAATGCTGGTAATACTCCAAACTGGCAACCCAGTCAGCCCACGGAATCGGGCGATGCGGAATCAGATGCGCAATATCTCGATGAACAATCCGATATCCGTCAAGGGTGAACCAATTATCGTTTAGACAGTTTATCCAACGCTCTTTGGTTGGGGTGTGAATATCTTTCTTGCTGTCAATGTAACTGGATACAAGCACATCGCCTTCGAGCACTAGGTCTTGGAAGGCGTCTGCTGGCATCACATCATCCAACCCAAGAAACCCCACATAGTCGCTTGTGGCTTCACGCATCCCATGATTGAACGACTCCCAGATGAACGGTTCCACGGCTGGTATTTGTCGAATATTTTCAGGCAACTCCGCTTTCACATCGCTGACGAGAAGAATCTCGTTCGGTTGCGGATCAAACGCAGTAACGACCGCTAACCATTGTTTCCCCCATTTATCCCAATACTCTTGGGATGCGGTGGAGACAAGCGAAACCGTTGAACCGGATCTCATTTGACAATCGCATCAAGAGTCGGGTTGATAATCCCTGTCTCAACCTGAAACTTGGTTTCAGCGATCTGCTCAATCTTCGCTGACCCATCCACATTATGCGGCTGCAACCCCTCGTCACGCAAACGCTTATACGCATCCAAATCCTTCTCCAACACCTTGTCCTTTGCAGCGATCTGAGCAACCCTCGCACCGCCACCACGAGTAGGGGCAGCTGAAGGTGCGACACCCACCCAAGCAATCTTGCAACCGAAACAACCCTCCACATCCAACGAAGGATGTGTCTCCTGATGCTTTATCACGTGATGTAACTCCCGTATCCCGCCGCGATCAACGCGGCTTCTTCCTCTACTGTCACCACATTATCGTGCCCACCGTAGAACACGGTGCGAATGTCCGCTGGGTCCGCAGGGTCATTCTCGGTAAAGGTGCCATTCAGAAGCCAATACACGTTTCTACCTCGCGGGGCAGCAGGATAAAACTGGGCGAGTCTGCGTCGAAGCCTCTCATCACGCGACAACACACCAAGCACACTGTCACGGGTAGTGGGGGCTTGGGTAACGAAATTGTCGGTCGGTGGACGAAAAGTAGCCATCAGGTTATATAACTCCCGTATCCGGCTGCTGTCAACTCGGACACCTCGGTATCGGTAAGAAAATTACTATGCGAACCCAAATACACTTTTACCACCTGCCCTTGATCTCGTTGCTCGACGGTGGTGTAAGTGCCATCTGTCAGCTTGTACAGGTTTCGTGCACGGCGACCAGAACGGTCATAGGAACGCAAACGCTGGTTCGTATCAAAGTTGGCAAACAAACCACCAGGGTATTCGTCGTCGGCTGGCACGCGGAAAATACGGGATTTCGTCCACGAAGCAGAACTGCTACCCGTGCCTGACGCAGATGCGGTTCGTGGCACAAGTCGAGCACCAACAACAACATCCGAGCCTGTGCCAGATCCTGTTGCGGTACGCAAACTGATTACAAGATCAACACCAACCCCAGAGCCAACACCCGAACCGGTGGCTGTACGTATCGGGACACGAACAATAACTGTTGCCGATGAACCAACACCAGCCCCTGTCGCTGTGCGCACACGAATGTAATCCCCATCAGCAGAACTAGACCCAGTACCAGAACCTGTCCCTGTGCGAGCGGTAAACAGTTTTTCATCGCTAGAGGAAGAACCTGTACCAGAACCTGTCGCCGTGCGCGGAGCAATATGCAGCCCGTTAGCTGTTTGTGTACCGGCACCAGAACCAGTTGCGGTACGAACACGAATGTAATCACCAGTCGCAGACGAAGTTCCAGTACCAGAACCCGTTGCCGTTCGGAACCTGATAATGAGACGATCAGCGGTTCCCGTGCCGACACCACCACCCGTAGCGGTACGGAACCTGATGATAAGCCCAACCGCCGAACTAGTTCCAGCACCAGACCCAGTAGCGGTCGCTGTTACAGGATCACCAACATAAAACCTTCTGGTGCCGACAAACGGTTCAGTAAACCCGATTACCGCTGTTCTGGCCATAAGGGGTTATCCCCTTTCAGCTAGTCGAGAGACAGCGTAAGAGTAGTGATCTGGAACGTATCCCCAGCGGTAACAGCAGCAGAAGAAGACAGAGCACCAGTCCACAAACAGTTGCCCGCAGAAGCATTGTCCCAAAGCGACCAATGTGAGTACGTTTCGCTTGTCGAGACGTTGGTCCATTCAAGAGTCGCAGAAGAAGCCATCGAACCCGACGAAGCAGCCGACCACGACACCGACTTACGAGTCGTCTCAGTCGCAGCATTGCTAGTACCATCTTCCCCTGGATCACCAGTGTGCAACTTGACGTAGGACGTGGTGACAGCAAACGACTGATTCCTTAGCGTGTCAAGAAGTGCGTTCTCGGCGTAGTTAGAAATTGACATCGCGACAAGTGTAGCAAACGCAAAAAGCGGGAATCAGCAGGCATACACCCACCGATCCCCGCTTCGCGGAGAACCAACTAGTTAGTTGGCACCAATGCTGGACGACGACTCGATGCGTCCGAGTGCTTCCTCACGGAAGCGACCGTAGCCACCCAGCCAGTACCAGCCGGTTGGGTTGAAGCGGCGCAGAACGTCCACAACTGGACCTTCCACGATCTTCGGGAACGCGCCGTTGCCATCGACAGCCGAGAACGCCTTTGCAAGCGACTGGCGGCCCATGACGTGGGTGCAGTACACGTCCACGGTTGCGCTGGAACCGGTCGAAGAACCCGACCCGTCCGAAGCGTTTTCGAAGATCTTCGCGCGTGGCGTTTCGATGAAACGCACCGACTCGAACATTCCGATCTCGCCGTTGTAGATGCCTGCGACATCCACGTTGACGTGTGGAGCGTTCCACGAAGCGTTGCCCGTCTCACGACGAAGGTCGTACGACACGTCTGGGTGAATGAAACCCATGTAGTAGCCGTTGAACGTGGCAACGTTCTTCTTGCGGAGCGAAGCGGTCATCTTGCGGATGTCGTTCGCGGTGATGATGTCGTCAGAACCGACCGTCGCACGGCTCGTCGGGAGCGAAGCGCCACCCGAACCGTAGAAGATGTTCTGGGTGCCAGCGGCGAGAACGTCGCGGACAACCTGATCGAGCGAGTCACCAGCGTTGTAGCCGATGATGTTCGCTGCGGCTGCGTCCACATCGAGGAACGAGGTGCCACGGAGCTTGGCGGTCGTGTTGATCGCGTTGCCGTACTCGGCGAGCGTGACCGTCACCTGGCTGTCGCTCATCGCGACTGGGGTGACATCGGTCGTCTCAGCGAGGGTGCTGGTTGCTGCCGAAAGGTCAGCAAACTTGGTGAACACCACCGAGCTTCCTGGCATTGACTGGTTGGTTGGCTGGACATCGGCTGCCTGATCGAACAGGAGTTCGGAGCGCAGCGCGAAGTAGGCCAGCTGCTCGTACGCCGCCTGAACGGTGTTGAGCGAAGATACTTGCGTGTAAGCCACTTTAGGACTTCCTTCTTGTTTGGGGGTTTACAGGTTGCTTGCTTCGGCTCTCGCCTGAGCCAGCAGTTGCATCACTTCATCGGCTGAACGGGCCTGCCTGATTTTGTCCGCGTAGTCAACAACCGGTTCGCTTGTGTCACCCGCACGAGCAGCCTGAGCCACCCTGTTCCACGCCTGCTGTTCACCAGACGTATCTTTCTTACGAATGAGACTTGCTTCTTCGGCCGCCTGTCGGATTGCTTCCGGTGAAAGTTCACCGTCATAGCCCTTCACGAAATACTTGGCACCTGGGGCTGACAGGTCGATGCCTGCTTCCACAAACGCCAGCTTTCGTTCGGCTTCCGCTTTGGCTGCGACCTGCTCTTTCAAAGCCTTATTTTCGGCTTCGAGTTTCCGCAGATGTGCCCTAACGGGATCCTTCGGCTGTTGCTCTACCGCGTCCTCATCAAACTCAAAGTTTGCTTCTGACATGGCTCACTCCTTCTGCCCACATCTGGTTGGAGGTTCCAGATGGCTGCAAAGTCTCACCCTTGTTTTCACATCGAAATCGGGGGGTTCCGATGGTGTCCCTGTTGGAACACTCGCAGTGTAGCACACACCACTGTCGGTGGTTACTGTGCGGTGCCAACACCTGTCTCGATAGCGCCTGAGGTGGCTCCGGTGGTGCGGGTGAACTGACCACCACCAGCGAACTCCGCGGTGCGCAAACGGCGACGGCGCTCCAACTCCTGCTGAGCCTGAACATTCTGGTTGAACTGGGCACCCACCAACTCCTCGGTGGAGAGCGCGGTTTCGCCAGCGAAGGTTTGACGCAACTCACCCAACGCACCAATCTCAGCGAACCCGCGCTGGGCTTCAGCCTCGGTTACACCGCGTCGAGCCAAATCCTCAGCCAATGTTCCAGTCAACTGGATACCAGCCTGCTCCGCGCCACGGGCAGCAATCTGAGCGGCACGAGCCTGACGGGTCAAGAGTGGTGCGGCGCGTTCAGGATCAAGGAAGTAGGCAGCCAGTTCAGCTTCACCAACTCCGTAGAGGGTTTGCATTTGACGCTTCACCGCAGGGTCCGCGTCAGCAACAGCACGATACCCCTGCTGGACACGCTCGTTCAACTCTGATGGCGAAACGTCACCCTCCAACAAGGCGGTGAAGTCTTCGGTCTGGTCATAAAAATTAGCGGGCAAACCGTTTGATCGAAGCGTTTCCCGATACTGGTTTTCCAACGCAATATATGACGCGGGATCCAACTCCGACAAACCCTTACGTGCGCGAACCGAGTTAGCGGCAAATCGACGCTGATATGCGGGTTGTTCGCGCAACGCAAAAATAATTGCATCAGGATTATTGATGTTGACGGTTTCGCGGACAATAATTTCGTTGTAGGTGTAATCGGCTAGTTCAGCAAGACCGTAACTTGACAGCACGGCGTTGATGGTTGAACGAGCATCCTGTCGGCGCTGATTTGCGGCAAGCGCTTCCTCAGCTGCTCGTGCCTCACGATCCAAACGCATCTCACGAGCAACAGGATCTTCTGTCTCGTCTGTGCCAGTATCCTCGCCACCAGCACCATCGCCTCCCCCGGTCGGAGGTTGTACAGGTGTCGCTGGTGTTGGGGTGAATTGAGGCGAAACAATTCCTTCGTTTATCGCGGTTTGAATAGTTTCTGCGGTTGGTCCGATTTGTGCGAGGCTTTCACGCAGACTGGCAAGGCTTTCCTCGGTAATAGGTGTGGATGCTGGACTAGTAGTTGACGCTGCTCTTGGCGCAGGCGCGGTTGGTATAGGTGCGGGGGATGGGGCGGCGGCAGGAATAAACCCCGCATCAATCGCAGCCTGAATAGTCTCAACAGCTGGACCAATCTGGGCAAGCGCACCCAAAGCCTCCTGAAACCACTGTTCATTGATCTGCATATCGCTCATTACTGAACCTTCCCAAACGCTCTAGCAATTGACAACGCCACATCCGTAGCCTGCTGATTTGCCTGCTTCGTATACTGCCAACCAAACCGTGAATCAGACTTCAAACGCTCAATCCAATCGCCAAGCGACATCTGACCAGTCTCCTTCGTACCGAACGCCTGGAGATACGGGCCAGAGAACATATCAATCTTGTCTTCCGGTTGCTCCAAAATCTGTGCCGCATACTTCTGATAGTTGCCACCAATTTCTTCGAGCGTCAACCCGCGATCAATCTGATCTGCAAGCTGTGGCATCGCACCCTTCGCCCAGTTTTGCGCTTTCTGACGCAACCCTTCCTCGGTCAACACCACACCTGCTGGGGTTGGTGCACCAGTAAGGATTGACTTCAGTTCAGCGTCACTCACGTTGTAGTTATAAGCGCGACCGATAGCACGGATCCTGTCCGCATCAGCAGCTTCCATCGCACGGGTGGCGACAGCAGTCGGCTGATCGGCTGGCTTCAGAATGTACGAGTAGGCAGCTTGACGCAAGCCAAGACCAGTCAAACCTTTACGAGCCGCATCAGAAGCCAGAGCATTGAGCGTGGTTTCGTCCAGACCAACATCGCCAAGTTCCCCAGATAGTTCCAGTTTCTTGGCATCGACCAGCGCTTTCTGTGTGGCTGGCGTGGACTGGTCAAATTGCTTCGCGGCTGAAGTGGTGTTCAGGTAGTAGTTCGTTTGCTTGAACGCAAGTTCGTACGCTTTCAACCCGTCTTCAGTTTTTAGCCCACCGAACTTTCCGTTCGGGTTCGCGGCTTCGATCATCAATTCAATTACGTCTTGCCCGAAGTGGGTGGTTGCGTTCTCGGTCAACCAGTCATTGTTGTAAGCAGGGAAGCGTTCACGCAAAATGTCTTTCCATGCGTCAGGTGAGACAACCGGAGCCTTCTTGCCTTTGCCCTTGCCTTTGGCTGGCGTGACGCTCGGCGCAGATGGTGGGACGCTTTCAGTCGGCGTTATGGTCGGCTTTGCTGGGACGACATCAGATGTTCCACCAAGACGTTCACGAGCACCGGAAGGCGTAACTGTCGTAGTTCTGGTCTTGGCTGGCGTTACAGGGACGGCTTCGTAAGATGCTGTGCCGACAAGACGACCGATGCTTTTCCCTGCCGACATCAAATCAATGTCTTCCTGAATCTGTGCAGGAAGATTGACCGCCGCAGTAAATTCCGCCTCACTAATCTGCCCGTTATTGAACGCCCGTCGAGCCTGGTTCGCTGCGGTTTCAGCAGACCTCTTAGCTGTCTTGGCTCGATCAATAGCCAGTTTCGTTTGAGCAACGATGTCTTCCACAACCTGACGCTGCGCACCAGCCTGCTGTTCAGAAGTCTGCTCCTGCTTCGTCTCAGCCTCAACCGCTGGCTCCAAAATGTCAGGAATCAGAATGTCGCGAATCTCCGTCAGCGAATAACTCTTACCTTTATAGGTGAACTTCTTGCCAGCAGCAAGCGCTTCTTTGGCTTTCTGAAGATCGTCACTTGCAGACATTACGAGCCACCCAAGATACGTGCCGTGATGTCAGCAACACGAGCAAAGTTGTATGCCTGTTCTTCCGCTGGCGCAACATTGCCTGGAGCCATTTCAATAAGTGTAGATGTCTGCACATCTGTGCCACCACGAATCTGACCCTGAATGTTGGCAACCTGTTGCTTGCGTTCCTGTGGGGTCAGTGTTCGACCAAGCGAACCGAGAGCCTGCTCGTCAAGTGCGCGACCCAAGTCAATCGCTGACGGGATCTTGCGACCGGCACCAGGCGAAGACACAGGGTTCTCTTGACGGATGAAGTTCAATGATGTGCGCCATTCGTAACCGTATTCGTTAGATGCAAGCAACACCTGTTGCATGACCTTCAGGTCTGCTGGGGTGAACCCTGTTGCGGATGGCTTGATTTTTCCGTCATACAGTCCGCGCTGGTACATCTCATTGAGGAAGGCTGAGCGTTCCGTTGTGTCCATCGAACGAAGTTCGGTGTATGCCTCACGGGTTGCGTCATAGCGTTGACGTACGATTCGACCAGAGCCATCAACAAGGTTTGTTCCGGCATACAGGTATCCAGTAATCGTTGACTTCGTTCGGGGACGATCAGCCGTGCCAGTGAACGCCTGTGAATATTGCGGCATAAATGCTTGCTGTTCGGCTTGAAGCATTTCTTGGGTAACGCCAGTAACGGGTCGAAGGAATGGTTGCTGCCCCTTATCGGTTGTTGCGATAGGTGGTGGGGCAACGCCAAGACCAGCAGGATCGGCAGGATTTACGGGGTTTGGCGTGTTACTCATTGGTCAACCTCTGATTGTAACTCGCGTTCCCAGACACGAGAGAAATCTGGTGTCTTTGCCGCAAGAGTCGTACCGATATTAGCCAACCAGTCACGTAGTGGTTCGGCTGCCTTCGCAGAAGCGAAACCTTGCGCGGAGCCACCAGCGGCCACATACTGAGCAATCGCCTGGTCACGATACGTGAGATAGTCGCTGATTGCTTTCGCAGTCTCGTTCCCTTGCAGACGCGGATCCTGAACAGCCTGCGCCATCTGAGCAACCTTCTGGTCGAACTCACCAACCGTGAATACTGGTACAGCAGGGAAACCTGGGTACTTGCGATTCAGTTCAGATCGAACATTGCGCAACCATGCCCTCTGCTCCGCGTTCGGGTACGGTCCGATCTGTGAACGGTAAGCCCGATACTGGGCAGAACCAATACGATACTCAGCCTGCTCCACAATCTCTTTTGCCGACAGACGCTCACGCTTACCGGTACGGATCTGACGCTCCCAAGTGGTGAAGTCAAAGTCTGATCCACCAGGCGCAAAATAGGCCGCAACATCAGGGAACTGTTCGATGAGTCCACCGTTACGGCGTTCCCAGTCACCGAACTCTTTCGTAGCCTCCAACCCGCCCACGGTTGCCTTGCTCTTAGACGACAAATACAGCATCGCGTCATCACCGTAGATGCGCAAGAACTCGCTCACAGCGGTGTCGTAGTTTTCGTTCTGTAGACGGTAGAACTCTTTGATGAGCTGAGAGGCGTAGATATCGCCATCCTTGCTGTCGATCACAAACTCGTTGCTTGGTGCGGCAGGTCCAACGAACTGACCGAGTGCTCGCATCGCAGTCAGGATTCGTGCCTTACCCTTAGCGTCCTCTAACAACTGTTGACGCTGTTGCGGGTCATCCATGTTGTAGTCACCTGATGCGGCAAGAGCACGGAGCGTGTCGGCGTATGTGTTGCCGAGAATGGTGTCCATCTTGTTCGGGTTGTCCATGAGTGCAGACTTTGCTTTCTGCGCCCACGACGGCAAACCAAGTTTCCCTGCTGTGGTTCGACCGTACGGCAAAAGAATTGAGATAATGCCATCAAACGTGGGGGTGTCGGGGAGCATCCCAACAGGGATCTGTGCAACAGGTCCGATAGCAGGAATAACAGACAAACCGATTGACAAACGCTTCACAGGTGCCTGCAACGGAACCTCTAAGCCTGGGCCACCACCAATCCCTGTGACCAGTTTGCTGATTTCACCAGACATCGGGAAGTTGAACGAATACTCACCGGATACTGGGTCACGGTAGAAGAATCCGTTTCCGTCTGCGTCTGGGTCGGCGTTCGTCAAACCGTTGAACACCTGTTGTGCTCGACGAATACGGGTGGGATCTTCTGCCACGTAACGGGCGTAGGTTCCTAGAACTTCACGCCACGCGGCACCGAACGGCACAACGATACGCAAAGCGTCTTCAAGGTTGTTGCGGCTAGTTGCGTTGAATAGTGCATCCTTTGTGGATTGGAGCGCCATCAAACCTGCGTAATCATCCAAGTCCCTGACGGTTCCCGTACCGTTCGCTTGGCTGGCAAGTTCCTGAATCTTTCTCCAGTTCGCTTTGCCACCCACATAGTCGGCTGGCTTCATCTCGATCTCCGCGGCACGGGTCAGGGTGCGATCAACCAGATCCTTAGCCTCAGTCTTGCTGAGTGAGCCGACCGTTTCTGCGACACGCTCGTAGTAGAACTGGCGATACACAGGTGAGCGTTCCAGCTTGTTGACGAAACGCTTCTCGTACAGTTCGTGGAAGAACAGGTTCGTCATGCGATCCAATGCTCGACCTGCTGGGGAACTCTTGTCTGGTGTGGCGACACGCTTACGGATCTTTACCTTGTCTGGCAGGTTTGCGACACCACGCTTTTCGTTGACGAGGCGCGTGAGTTCTGCGCGTCCACGAGCAAATTCTTCAGCCTCAGCCTGATTCAAAGGCTTGCCGGTGAAACGGTTGTTTGAGACACGGCGAAGAAGCCAGCGATCACCGTTCGGTGTGTCTGCAACGTCGGTGACGATTGCCAGAATCTTGTTTCCGTCAGCGTCGGCACCGAGATCCACGAGCGTTCCACGACCACGGTTCATCGGACCGTCAAGAATCTGCGATGGCTGGATGTCGTCAGCGAACTGGGTAAAGGTTTCGTTCAACGGGACACGCTTGTATCCGACAGCGAACGCCAGATCAGCGTCACCACCAGTCTTCAGGTTCACTCGCCCCTTAGCAAGATGGTCGATCCACTGGCGCAACACCTCGTCATCCACACCGCGCACAGGAACCTTGATTGAGTAGTCGGCATCACCAATAATGTTGATTCCGTTATCCAAATACTTCTCGATTTGGGCGAGCGCTTCACGACCCTTCGGATTGTTCTTCAGATAATCCACAAGTTCATCGGTTGGGATGCCCTTAGCGACAGCGTTCTCCAACGTGTCCTTAGAGATCTGAATCAGCTCGTCCACCAGTCCACGCGACCACAGTTCTGGTCCGTCCTTCAAACGGGAAACGATGTCAAAGTCTTTGCGTGTTCCGCGGCGTATGGCAGGCACGACATCTTCAAGTCCTCGACCGAGAGCCAACTGCTGTGATTCGGCGTAATAGTCCGTGAGTTCGTCAAACTGGTCGGTGAGTCCACGGATGCCTTCATCAAAGTTTCTGCCGATGATCCGTTCAGCGCCCTTGTCACCGATAACCCACTGGATGTATCTCAAAGGGTGATTGAAGAACCCTTCCTTACCAATAGTTGCGATACGTACCTGTGCGTCGAACATATTGCGCATGATGTATCCACCGGTAGCAAGCGTCAACGGCTTCCACACCTTGTTCTGCACATACTCAGCCAACGCGATAGCGGCGCGTGGGTCTGCGTCTGCGCGAGCAATCATCTTCTTCAAAATCGGGTTTGCGGTGACGCGACGCAAAGTGCGCACATCAGGCAACACATGGGTGCGGTCGAGTAGTTCTACAACCGAGCCTGGGCCGTGGAGTCGAAGCGACTTCAGGTTGTCGGGTGTCAGGTTGCCGAAGACTGCTGGATCAAGTTTGCCTGACTGGATGAGAGCCTGCACGAATCCTGCGTCGGTTGGGTCGCCTGCCTCATCAACGAAGTATGCGCGTGTCTCATCAATGCTTTCACGCACCTTCGCGAACAGATCCCTGCTGATGACTTCTGGTACACCGTCTTCGTCAAGCAGGGTTTTGACGGTGGCATCAAACGCATCACGCGCCATATCCAAACCAGTCTTCGTGTCATCTGTGAGGGCATCAAACATGGTGCGCATCAACGCTCGACCCTCATCGGTTTCGGTGTAACCCGACTTTATGGTGTTCAGATAGTTGTTGTAGTTCTTGAGCGCCTTCATCTTGTCAAAGGTGTTGCCGTGCAGGATGAAGTTCTCTGGCATTTCGGTCAGGGCACGGGACTGTCTCCACGTATTGACCAACGGGGTGCGTTCCTTATAGAAGCGTTGCGATCCACGGATGTCACGGATGTCGGTTGGTAGTGCACGAGCCGAAACCTCATCCAACACGGCTGTCTGTTCACCAAGGATGCCAAGAATCTGATCCGTTGTCTTCGCGTCAGCAAGTTTCTTTGCAGTGGCAAGATCAATCTTTCCATCAAACACGTCACGGAACATTCGGACAGGATCTTCTTCGCCAGCAACAACATCCAACAAACGCTTTGCTCGCGTATCTGAAGTCATGAAACGGGTGAACTTGGAGGTGTCCCACGCTGCTTTTTCTGCGTCCGTCAAACCAGCCAGCGCCTTATCTGCGACAAGCGCAATCTTTTTTGCAGCAGAAATTTCCTCGGCGGTTTGGATTCCTGCGATGGTGGCTCGACCTGCACGAGCACCAGCCAACGCTTTGCCACCAACAATCGTTGGATCTGCACCAATCGCTACTACGGCATCTAGGACACCGGACAGAATTGAATACTGCTTGGAGCCTGGGGTGAAGAACACGTCGGCTGCGCCACGCCCAATCGTCCACGCTGAGTCACCGATAGTGCCACGGAAACGGCGGGCGCGTTCAGCCTGCTTCTCGGTTGCCTGACCACCCATGAACCAGCCTTCACCAGCAAGCCCAGAATCTTGGAACATGGTCCCCAACGAAGTTGACTTGAAGAACCCGTCCCAACCGTCAGGGTCGTTCGGTGATGCGATCTGTGACGCAACGTTTTGTGCGATCTCAGGGGCCAGGTTCAGTGTTGCGAACGACCAGCGTGAAACAGCCTTTGCTTTGTCAAACACGTTGCGTTCCCACCAGCTCTTTTGACGCTGACGGGTCGTATCCACCTTCTCAGGTGCGATCTTCGCTTGAATCTCGGAAGCCAACTGGATTGCTTGTGGTGATGCACCACCCTTAGCGAGCGTGAGCACCTGTCCTGGGGTCAGCCACGGACTATTGCGATAGATCTGTGCTGCGGCTTGCGCAACCTGCGGGGATGCGTTCGTGCGATAGAGAGCGTTTTCCTGCTTGTTTGCAGAAATCGTGTCAAAGATTTTCTGTTCGGTTACACCATCAATGAAGTTTGATGGCATTAGAAACCGTCACGGGTGTATGCGTCAATAAGATCTGCGAGATCATCGTTCGGGAACATCTCGTAGATTGCTCGAAGTTCTGCGAGCGCAGAATCACCAGAAGGCATCGGGATACCAGCAGCAGTTGGTGACGGTCCAGCACCAAAAGGTGCACCAGCCGTAATCGGTTCCATCGGACGCTCGGTAGGGCGAGTCAACGAACCCAAAGTTCCAGGTACCGGACGCTGAACGGCAGCCACATCGACAGGTGACTTGCCCATCGGTACTGCGCGTTGTGCATCCATCTGCTGTTTAGCCATACCGTAGGTTTGACCTGTCGCTACTTTCGCAGCCACATTCTGAAGATCGCTCCGATTCGAGTACGGGGTGTCAGACATTTCAGCCTCCTAACTGTGCAAGCAAA